ATGACAACTGTGTTCCCTGTTCTGCATTATGACTTCTATTTCTTTCACTTCTGGTGAGTTGCTTGATATTATGAAAGCACTTGAGTATTATGAAGACGATGCTTATTTCAATCAGAAAGATGCACCTCTTGCTTCTTATTACTTGAGTATGCAAAATCAATTTCAACGAATTTATGAAAAGTTGCAAGAATTGCCTGGAGAGGATAGAGTTGCTAATCTTGTTCTTGCTGCAAACTAATGAAACCAAAGTTCCGTGCCGTATTAGAACTGGCAATCGAAGAAGGTGTAAGGTATGGATACCAACGTGCATTTAAGCACAATCCAGAACCTCACATTGATTCGATAACTGATACTATTGTAACTGAAATCTTTAATTCACTCGACACTTGGTTTGATGATGTCAACTGCACTGAAAACTAAAATGAACACCGAAGTTAAGCAAAAATGGATTGATGCTCTGCGTTCTGGTAAATATGACCAGGGTAGTGAGAAACTCCGCAGTGTTCAAGGTTATTGTTGCCTTGGTGTTCTCTGTGATTTGTATTCTAAAGAACAAGGTGCAGAGTGGGAGTTTCGAGGAAATGCAGAAACTAATCTTCAACCTAAAGACTATTGGTATTTTGAGGGAGAGAGTGAGTTTCTGCCTGAATCTGTAAAAGATTGGGCAGGACTTCCTGTCGGCAATCCAAGTGTCCGAGTGGATGTAACTGATAATGATGATGAAGATGATTGGTTCTACAATGAAGAGATTGCCAATTTGAATGATTCTGGTTATACCTTTAATGAACTTTCAGAACTGATTGAACAACAGTTCTGAAATAAATTAACAACTGTCCAACCATAAAGATTTTTTAATGAAGAAACTGATTGCTATTGTTTCCACTGCATTGTTTAGTCTCCCTTCATTTGCTACACCGGAAAAAGCATATCAACCATTCCGATATGAAACTGCTTGTGCTCTAGAGGTCGGAAATCAGGTGTATGATGATATTTGTGTAGTAATTGAAACTCGTGAGAGGGGTGGAGCACTACGCACAAGAAACATTTACTCGAATAAACATAGTCTTACAATTAAAGGAAGGTTTGATAATCAGAAAGGTTATATGACTTGGGATAGTCACAATAAATTTGAATATAAGTGGGACTATAAAGTTGGGGGTAATGATGGTCTTGGGATTTGGACTGAAGTAATGCCGTCATTTTACCTTAAAAATGTTAGTTGGGATTAAATAAAGAGTGGGCAGCAACTGTAGGTCTTGGCGGAAATGTAGTTGCGTAAGTCCCACTTTTATATTATAAATAGATATAGTCTCGCCAAGACCTACAATGAAAGAATATTACACTTACGCATATTTGCGTGAAGACAGAACACCTTACTATATTGGTAAGGGAACAGGTGATAGAGCATATAAAAAAGGCAGAAGAACATTTTATCCACCCTCTAAAGAAAGAATTTTAATTTTAAAAAATAATCTAACGGAAGAAGAAGCATTTAACCACGAAATCTATATGATTTCAATTTATGGTAGAAAAGATATTGGGACAGGAATTTTGCGAAATCTTACTGATGGTGGTGAGGGTTCGTCTGGATATAAACATACTCCAGAAAGGTTAGAAAAAATAAGTAAATTTAATAAAGGTAGAAAAGTTAGTCAAAAAACAAGGATAAAAATGTCTCAATCGCAAAAAGGAAGAACTTTTAGTGATGAAGCAAGAAAAAGAATGTCTGAAGGTAGTAAGGGAATATGGCATACTGAAGAAACAAGAAAAAAGATTGCAGAAATAAGTAGAGGAAGAAAATGGTGGAATGATGGGCAAAGAAATATATTTCAAGTAGAATGTCCAGGACTGGAATGGTCAAGAGGTATGGTAAAAAGAAAAAAATGATAAACTACATTTTGAAGATTAAGAATGGTTCAGGGGTCAGGATAAAACTCAACTAATCTCACCAAGTCCAGTTATCCTATGTGCCACTTGTTCTAGTGGCACACTAAAAGAGCACGGGGTCCGAAAGGTGCTATATTAAGAGGGTGGAGGGAGTGAGTCCCCCCTGAGTCCAATTCTCAATTATCTACAAAATGGAACTGACTAATTCTTTCCCCCCTGTTGATTCTACTATCAACAAACTCAAGGAGTTTGATTACATTCAGTTTGGTGCTGATGCAATCAAGTTTGCTGCAACTGTTTCTGCTATTGTTGTTGCTGCAGTTTCCTATGGTTGGACTGCATTTCAACTTTGGTGGGATGACAATGGTGAAGCAACCCAAGTTAATTTCATTCGATTTGTTGTAAATGTAATTGACTTTGTTGCTGCGATTGTGATTGCTATTCCCAAGATTTATCGTTGGGTGAAACTGAACACCAATCGCCTGGTTGATTCTCTGTTCTTTCAGGTTGCTCTTGCCTGATGCGGTGTGCCACTTGTTCTAGTGGCACACTACACTCCCCAAACCGCCTCTGGTGGTGCTACAATTACGAAGTAATCAAGGTTAAGCAATGACTGCTACTCAAGTGGAACTGAAGACTGAAACTCAAGAACTGATTTCTGAACTTGTTGGAGATTCCTATGCTGTAGATGACATCTATGAGTTCATTGCGGAATATGGTGAGAGCAACTTTGTTGAGCATTATGAAAACTATGTTCAATTTGGTGAATCTCACTCTTATGGAGCAGTAGATGCCTTCATTGAAGAGTTTGGTATTGATAATTTCCAATCCTTTGAAGATGCTTATCGCGGTGTATGGGAGTCCAAAGGACAATATGCAGAAAACTTTGTGACGGATTGTTATTCCATTGACTATCCTAGTTTCATTGAGATTGATTGGGAGGCAACTTTCGATAATCTTGATTGCACCTATGTTGATGGTTTTGTTTTTGATAATCAGTTCTGATGCGACTTCAATCTAAAGATGGAAATATGGTGGTAGATTTCTACCCCATCAAAACTCCAATGGGTGATGTATCTAAAGAGTGGTATTTGAAAACTCTTACTTTTATGGGTGAAACTCAATCCAAGAAGTTTCTCAATCGAATTGAGATGAATCTTGAGATTGAAGAATACCTTAACAACATTTCTATTCCCTATGATGTTGTTAAGTTCAATACTATTCCACAACTTGCTAATCCTTTTGAATGAGTACTCGCTCTAGAATTGGTCTTGAACTGAAGAATAAAAGTATTCTTTCTGTCTATCATCATTGGGATGGTTATCCTGAATGGTTGGGTCGTATTCTAAAGACTCACTACAACACTAGAGAGAAAGTTGCAGAACTGATTGATGGTGGTGATATGAGTTCTTGCTGGACTGATTCACGTTGGGATGATAGTGCTGATGGTTCTTATGGGCCACAATACTATTCTCAACGTGGAGATAATTGTCCTCCACGTCTTGATGCTGACCTCTGTGAGTATCTACTTCCAGAGGATAGTGAAGAGTACTCCTATCTCTTCCGAAATGGTGAATGGGTATGTTATAATATGAATCAGTTTGATGATTCTAAACTACCCAAAATTGTTGAAATTCCTTCTGCTGCTCTTTTTGTTTGATTATGTCTGAAATTAACAAAGAAGACCTGATTGATGCTTATGCCCAGCAACTTCTGGATAGCATGGACATGAAAACCATGGAACGTTTTGTGTATGATACTCTGGTAGAAAATCTTACAGATTATACTGAGGAAGAGTTGATTACTGAAGTAACAGATTGTTATCCAGAACTTCTGGGTATTGAGGACTGATTCTCAACAGTTTCAGATGGACCGTCGATGAGACTGCGGCGGATGACCTAGGGCACCTGTGACTCCAAATTGCAGGTTTTTGGGTTTTTGATGCTTCCCAAACCCCCTGCGCCGCAAGGGTTCTCGTTTGGGACTCAAATGAGTCTAGGTTCCCCTGGTGCCTTCTGCCCAAACCCTAGCACTGTGCCAGTTGAGGGACTGACCACTAAACCCCCTGCTGAGTCGGTTCCGTGGTATTGTATATGGGTGGTGAGGGAAGGGCAACCAACCCACTCCACAAACGTCAAACTAAATTAAATTAAAATGACTGTTGATTTCTCTAAAGATGTGATGCTCGGTATGCTCCGCAAGGGTGCTACTGGTAATCAGATTCTGGACATTCTTGATGTGATTGTTCCTAATCAAACTGAACTCACCCGTGAGCAAGTTTGTGAAGACCTCGCTATTGCTGATTGTCCTGAGAATGATGATGAGATTGAAGCATACCTTGCTGCAGTCTGAGTTTTAATTTTGGGGGGAGATTATTTCTCCCCTCTGTGGGGCAATGTAGTTCAGTGGTAGAACAAGAGATTCATACCCTCTATGTCGGTGGTTCGATTCCACCCATTGCTACTCTATTCCTTTATTCTTGACTTCAATGTTCATTGCTTGTCCTGTTACATTCATTCTTGAAGATGCAGAATGGTTTGATGATGTTTTTGAAGCAACAGAATCTGCACTTGATTGGAGTGTAGAACTCTCTGGAGAAAATGTGATTGTTTATGAAGCAATCGAAGGAAATTATGGTTATGATTTCAAACCACTTTCTACAATTTCTGCTTAATTTCACTGATGAGAACACTCACTTTCAGACCACCGAATAAGATGCGAACGATAATTCTTATCTTTGTAGTTGCATTTGTTTTCTCCCCTGGGGTGCGAAATGCAACTGCAAATACTCTTTACACTGTTGCTGACATTATTTCCTCCAAATGAAAGTCAAAGTTAATTCAATCGAAATTGATTTCACTGATGATGTCTGTGATTGTCCCCCTGATATGAATTATCAAAAAGGACTGATTCAATCTGTTCTTGATAGTGAGTGGATTGTTGATGATGAAGAGGAAATTGTAGATATGATTAGTGATGAAATTGGTTGGTGCATCTATAAAATAGATTACACAACTTCACCTGAAAACTGAAAGAGCAAGCGAGACATTAAATGAGCACGGTAACTTCGACACTGCAAATTATGAATCGTCAAATCATCAACTATCCTGAAACTCAAGAAGAATGGAATAATCTTCCTCAAGATTTTCTTGATTATCTTGATGTTTTGGATGAGGTAAAAAGTGTGAAAGCAGAAAATACAAATAATCCAGTACATCCACTTTATCCCACTTATGATTACGAGTGGGAACTTGATAGCAAACTTGCATTGGAGACTATTCTTTATTATTGGAATCAAGTCGATAAAGAACTTCCTTCTAACGATGAAATTCTTGATGGAATCAATGAAGGATACGCAGAGGCAGCATATGATGATTATGTAAGTTCTGCTTATTCTTATTGATGATGTGCCACTTGTAGGGGTGGCACACTAAACGGGCACTGGAACTTTTTTCTGGTAGATTAAGAGGGTGGAAGGGGTCAGTCCCACCCGAGTCCAATTCTTTACTTTTTGTTATGGATCGTTCGCAAGTTATCGCAAAGATTCAATCTATTCTGAAACTGCAGAATGGTACTGACTTTGAGGGTGAAGCATCTGCTGCTGCCCGAATGATTGATAAACTGTGCAAGCAGTATGGTGTAACCATCTCTGAAGCAACTGAAACTCAAGTTCTTGATGAAGAGTTTGTTTCTTTCAAGAGAATCAATGTTGCATTGACTACTCTTGCAAATGCGATTGCAACGTTCTATGATGCAAAAGCATATCTGAAGAATGGAGATACAAAGTCTCTTCAAATCATTGGTAGTGAAGCACAACAAATCCAAGTGCGACTCTATTATGATTACCTTGTTCAGGTGATGGAGAAAGAGGCAGAAGTTGCACATAAAGCAGAGAAAATCCTTTGCTCTCTGCGCGGTGATTCTGTTTCCCGTTCTTTCAAACTTAATTTCCGCAAGGCATTTGCAGATAAAGTTGCAGAACGTCTGAAGGAAATGAAACTCGCAGAGAACCGAGTTCATGATGATGCCGAGGCAGTGAGTAATAAACTCTCCACAATGCGATTTGGACGCGCTAAGAAGATGAATGGTGCAAACGGTGCTGGTGCTTATTCTGGTGCAAACGTAGGTGCTGGTGTTTCTTTGAACCGTCAAGCATCTGGTTCTGTGACCAAACAACTCTGTGGGGTGTGAGTTAATCACCCCTTTCTTTTCCTTTATTCTTAATACAATGAACGCACAACTTTCGATTGATGAATGCAAAGTGATGTGGGTTGTTGGTGCCCTCGAACGTCTTGCAACTTTGGGTATGATTGGACCTGATATTCCATTGCAACTGTCTGCTGATGCAGTGGAAGATTATATGGAGATTGATAATCACCGAAATCTGCTGTTTGAATCAGACTTTGAGATTGTAAGTATTTTTAATGCACTTTCAAAAGATGAGTGTGTTCCTGAACCCGAACCTGAAGATGTTGATGCGATTGTAGATTTGATTTTGCAATATAAGAACAATCGCACAGAGATTGTGAAGTTTGCATTGTCGCATCAGACTGTGTGAGACCAATGATGCGATGTGCCACTTGTACTGGTGGCACACTAAACGGGCACTGGAACTTTTTTCTGGTAGATTAAGAGGGTGGAGGGAGCGGGTCTCACCGTCCCACCCAAGACCCATTCTTTATTTGAATTAAGATGACTTCTTTCATTGTTGAAAAGCAAGGCGAAGAGATTGCTTTTGATAGCAAGTTTGAGTCTCTGAATGATGCAAAAGCATATATCAAAGATAAACTGAACTATAATAATTTCGCAATGAATCTGGTTGAGAAGAAGAAAGTGTCTGAAAAGCAAATTGCTTGGATGCACTATCTTGCAACTCAAAGTGTGATTGATTCTCAAACTCCTGTTGAGAATGGTGAATATATTGACCTGGTGGAGAAAATGTATGATGCAGGTAAGAATCGCAAGACTAAGTTTCAAGTGCGACTGCCTGGTATTACTCTCTCCACTGTGAATAAGGGAGCAAATATCGGTTGTGTTTATGTTTTTGAGAACAACCAATATGTTGGTAAGATTACTCAAAATGGTGAGTTGAAAGGTAATGTCTCCGAAGATGTTAAAAATCTTCTAGAGGACGCCAATGAAAATCTCCTGCAACTTGCAAAGATTTATGGGCACGAGTCTGGATCTTGCTCTATTTGTGGTCGCACTCTGAATGACCCTCTCTCTGTACAGATGGGAATTGGTCCTGTTTGTGCTAAACTGTTCGGTTGAGTTCTTTGATGATGACTGAAGATTTAATGCAAATTACATTGAGTAAAGAGAATTATAAGATTCTTCATCAACTTATTTGCAATCAAATGGAGACTATTTTTTCTCCATTTGATGATGAGGATTATGAACCAACGCAAGAACATCTAAAGATTCTTGACGCGATTACACTTTTTAGTTCTTATCAAATTACTCACAATGTTTGATCAACTTACATTTGTCCCGCATCTGAATTGTATTCCTGGTGCGATTGCTGCGCGACATAAGTTTTCCAATGATTGGGAGATTAGTGTAGTTGCTGGTCCTGCTGGTTGTGGATTATATGGAGATGTTAAAGATGAAACTTATGAGGTTGCAATCTTCCGACCAAATGGAAATATGACTGAAGATGTAATTGGTTGGAATACAAAGCACGAAGTATCCGCAATGATGTGGGTACTGTCTCAACTCTAGTCTTTCAACCAATTCACAATACACTTTCAAAAATGACTAAAACTGAAACAATCAAATTTTTCATCAATCAAATTGAAGGTGATTTGGAAGACCTGTCTTGGCAGATTCGAGAGGAGACAAATTATGAAGATAATTCTGTTGATGATTTGAGTGAAGAATATGATGAGAAGAAAGAACATCTAGAGAATCTCAAAAGCATTCTGTCTCAACTCTGACCTAAATTAACAAAAGGAAAAACCAATGTCTAAAACACAACGCAACGGTAATTATTCTGATTATTACCCATACCGCCGACCAAAGACATTTAATGAAATCAAACAACTTGAAACTTTACTCCACGATAATGAGGTAGAACTTCGGAATAGGGATAAAGCAAAGATTCATAATCTTCCCACTGTTTATGATGACATTGTAAAGAGTGGATATTATGAGGATTATGATTGGAAGCATCATTGGGATAAAGAATCATAGTCTCAAGGTGAGTCGCAGACCCCATGTGCCACTTGTTCTAGTGGCACAGTAAATGAGCACAGCGCCCAAAAGGTGCTATATTAAGAGGGTGGAGGGAGCAGGGGTGCCTGTCCCACCCAAGACCCATTGTTTATTTGAATTAAGATGACCACTGCTCAACGAATGGAAAAGCAATTCTTTCTTCAATTCATTTCTTTGATCAATGAGGTTCAGGGTAAGACTAAACTTCCCTCTCAAGTTGTTAAGAATCGCAAGTCCGCTTGGGTAAAGCAAGTTTCCAATCCCAAGCAAAAGAAAGATGCACTTTCTCTTGTGTAGTTCTTTCTTTCTTTCTTTCCTTCCTTTTTCTTTCTTAACAACAATGACTCAAACTCTGACTGAAACCATTTACTCTGATGCTCTGTTCTTTCTGACTCGCTACTTTAATCAGTTTGATGAATGTGAGTTGCAAGAGCACGGTGATTTGACTGTTCAGGACATTGTTGATGTTCTTGGTTATGCAAGTTTTGAAGATCATTATCATCCTGATGTAGCATATATTTCTGATGTTCGGAAACTGAAAAGTCTGCGAGATGAAATTCATAATCGCTTCTATCAATAGATCTTTCTTTTCTTTCATCTGTCCCACATAAAAACAAACAATGCTGATCAAAACCACTTTCGACATTCAAGATCGCACTCCTGTCTATGCGATTTGTAATGCAAATCATCAATGTGGTATGATTACAACTAGCATTATCAATGCAATCAAAGCAGGACAATGTAAGTCTTTCGATGAAGTAAAAACTCTGATTTCGCAGAGCAAGTGAGTATGTATATTCAAAAACAAGTTCAAATTACTTATCAAGTCCCTTACAACGATTGTGAGTGGAGATTTCAATCATTTCCTGATGTTCAAGAAGCACAGAGAATGGTAGATTTTTATCGCACCTGTGGTTCCCCTGCTAAAATCGTAAAAACAAAATGAACAAAGAACAACTGAATCTTCAAGCAGAAAACACTCTTCTGCAGATGGAAAAGCGAATGATTAAATTGACGAAGAGCAAGAAGAAAAAGAATAGGTCAAATGCAAGTGCTATTTTTATGGAATGGCAAGAAGTATTTCAACAACATAATGAATCAGTAGAACTTCTCTGGGTGCCTAATTTTTACCAATGACACTTTCAACTCAAACACTTCACAACTTGTCTGATGCACTTAAATCAGAAGTGCTTGATTATATTCAATATAATGATCGTTATGTTTCGACAATGTATGAATTGATTTCAGATGCAATTCATGATAAACTTGGTCCAGTTGATGATGATGTTTTAACTGAACTTACTTTTATCACTTTTGATTCTCTTACATTAAAATGATGAAACCCAATCGCACTCAAATGTTAATCGAAGCACTTGAGTATTATATTCAAGATCTCAAAGATCATAATTGCACTGAAGCATCTATTGAAGCATATACTGATCTTCTGAATGAGATTGAACAGAATGAAACATAAGACTAAAATCAATTTGCTGTCAAAAGCAATTAACGGTAAAGAACTCCTGATTATCCTGAACTCACTGAAATGATTATTCTTCAAAAACAAGATCACGGTTGTGTTTATGCTCTTGATCCTGATGAGAATGAATTGTATTATGCTCCCATTTATAAAGATAATACGGTAAATCTTTCTGAATTTGCACCAGTTGATCTTGCTGATGTAGATGATATCTATGATGTACTGACTATTCAAAAAGAACTCATCAACCTGAACAAATGACTTTTATGAACGATTCTACACTTGATCTTTTTTGTCAGCACGACGATGAAATGTATGCTGATGAATATGCAATGGAGATTGAAAGGAAATGTGCTGAGTTAGAAATTACTGTTGATTATTATATGATGGAGTTTGTGTAATACCAATAGCAACCCATCCAACTACTTTTAATGAATTAATTATACCTGTTCCCCTTTTTCCTCTTATATCAATTTCTGCTTTACTAATACTTTCATATTCATAAACAAGTTCATTAGTTTTTTTATCATAACCAACTACAGGTTTAGCAATAGGTCTATTATCTAATTTCTTCCATTTATAACCATAAGCAGTAAATCCTTCTTTTATTGCTTTTGATATATTACCATTTTTACCATTAACTTTCTCTGCTGCTTCTGTAATACTATCAAATTCAACTATTTTACCAGTCTTAACATTTATTCCTTGAACCCTTCTTTTGGCATGTTTTCCTCCTTCATTTGGACATAGCATAAATCCCCATTTTTCACCACGATTTACTTTCTCTTTTAATGCTAAACTTACATTATTCACCCATTCATCAGAACGTTCTATTTCACTCATAGATTGAGATATTTTTTCTTTTATATCTTCTCTGATATTATTATTACTCTCTCCACCAGTTGTAGCATTATATCCATTATGGTAAGTGTTTAATTTTTCTATCCAATAGATTTCTCTATCACTCAAAACATCTTCATTACATTCTTCTAGAATTTTTATCTTAAAGTTCTCTATACCATATTTGTTGATTGCTCGATATAAAGGACGTTCTGAATATGTCTTACTTTCCTGAATATGTGCTAACCATCTTTTATTGAGTTGCATTACAGTTTGACCAACATATTTGTTATCGTTAATAAGATTTGTAATTAAATATACGGTTCCTTGTCTCATTTTCTTATGAATTGAAGTTTTATTTATTATATAACACTGTCTTTTTAATAGTTTTCCACAAAATCCACAAATTGTGGAAAAGGTAATAAAAACATATGAGAGTTATTGATAGTTTGTAGTATTGTTTGTAAATGCTGATACTTGTCGCGGTCTTGGATTTCGTATTATAACACATCAGCACTGTTTTGTCAATACCCCCAGGACACTTCAAAAACCGGCACAAGGTATAAGCACTCCCCAGACATTAAAATAAAACGCCACCAGACACTTCTGTATGCCCCTCCAAGGCACTTATAAACTCACTTAGGGGTCAGAGTACTGAAGTGCCTGTTTTTTGCTATTAAATCAGCACAGGATAGAACTGCAAAAAACAGCAAGAACTTGTATCAAAATATAAATTTAGAGAAGTCTTGCATATTCTTATTTTTCCGAATACTGTCTTTTTGATGTTTTAGATGCGCCTTTATCTTTTCTCCTCTTTTTTCTAAATTGACTTTACAAGGACTCTTACTCTTAATTACTTGATTTTTGCATAAGTTGTCTTCCAATTCACAATCAATACTAGTAATATAATCAATAAAACTTTCCCTAATTCTTTTATATTCACCTAGAGGAAGTTTTTCAAATTTCTTTATCTGTGAGTTTTTCCAATCTAAATGTGTTAGAAGATTGTTTTGTTTTTTTAATAATTCATTAAAAGTATTATCAATCCACTCATTTATAGAGTCAATATTGTTATTTTTAACTTTTTCTTTTTGATAGATTATATCTTCATTACCACTTCTTGATATTTTTAATATCTGTGCTTTTTTCTTAATAAATCCTTTAACTTCTTTTTTATTATGAATGTTAAAGGTGAAAATTGAGTTAAATTCTTCTTTAATATCTTCTATTAGGATATAGTCTAATCCATCAGTATTAAAGGCTTTATTTAACTTCTTACAGTTAAACTTTTCCATATCTGTTCGGTTTGGGTTGCAAGTGTTATTTATATCAAAAGGGAACAGAGAATTTAACTCCATTCCCCTATCTGTTAAGTGCAACCCAAACAGACAGTTTATTTATAGTATCAACTTATAATTGTTTCGTGATTAGGTAAGATGCGTATCAGCAATAAAGATACAAGCACTAACGAGAAGAATGAATTAAAAAGTCATTCGTGATTAGATAAGATTCGTATAGAAACTTATTCTTAAGAAGCACTGATAATAAAGAACTCAAAAAGTCATTCGTGATTAGATAAGATTCGTATAGAAAGATAATACTGCGACACCATTGTGAGATTATAAACACAAAGTCATTCGTGATTAGATAAGATTCGTATAGAGATTCGATCTTATCAGAATATCAAAGCAATCATAAGAAGAAAAGATTCGTTTATAATTCAAGTTCGTTGTGGGGGCAATACTTGACGGGTACTGCAAGGTCTGATAGAATTAACCAGTAGAGTTTATTCGTTCTTTCGGTTCTTTAACTTATGGCAATTTCTTCTCCCAAGGCACAAAAGAATAAGTATCGTATTACTCTTGAATTAAACGTAAATGAGGATTTCAATCCTCATCAGATTAACTGGAAGAAACTGTTCGGGTTAGACAGTAAAGAATCAGTGAAGAGTTATGTAGAAGATCTCAATGCCCCCTGGTGATTCATAATACAATGCAACTTTCCTTCGTTGTATTATACTTTCGTGGGGTAAGAAACATCGTCTGATAGATGTTTCGTTTATTATTATTACTTTGTCTGATTGTTTTTATCTTTCTGGACAACTTAATTCTTTATACTTATTACTATTCGTCGTTAATTGGCGGCAGTTCGTATAAAGAATAGGCAGTTCTTATTATATAAGTAGTGTTTTTGTCGTGCTTAAGTAATAAGAACTGCGTTGTTTTATTCTAATAACACAGTGATTTGGGGGCAGTTAGCATAAACAACACGAATAACTAATACTTATTCGTTGTCAGTTGTTTATTCGTTATAGCAGTTATTTTATGTTATTTGTTATTGTTTATATCGGGCGTTGCCCCGTATATAAAAACGCCCCACTACCCTAACCTACACTGTATGTCTTTTTCGAGCTATCTATCACTCTCATAAAAAAAAATTTCCATAAAAAAATGTCTCCAAAAAGAAAAGCAAATTGCCACGGATGGGGAATCTTCGGAGGCAAGCACAAGAAAAAGAAAAATTGCGCAACTGGTATCTTCAGAACTCCTGCTCAAAAAAGAGCATCCTCAAAAAGAAAGAAGAGATGAAAAAATCAGCGCCATATTGGAATTTTTGGAGAGTGATACTTGCAGGATGGATAATCAGATATCCAAAGCAAATGAGTAGAATTGCATTAACATCTCTTGGTATTTTGATTAGTCTGATATATAATGCACTGGTAAAATAACTTTACCATAAAAAAATTTCGTAAAAAATTTTTTATGCAAACAGAAAAAATATATCACATCTACGCAAAAGATAAGTGTTTATTTCATTCTATTAAAGAGGATGAATTCGAAACAACTTGGAGCACCATTAATAATATGGTAGGAATTATGAAAACTGACTATGTTATAGAAGACTTATCCTATGAGGAATTGATTTTTCAGAAAGAAATAAGTTTAAACTCTTCACATTGACAACTGCATATATAGACTGTTAAAATTGAACTGAAGGTTTTAGTTAACTTATGAATTTAGTAGAAAAATTCTTTTCTTTTTTACCTAACATACTTGATGAAAATCAATGTTGGGAATGGAAGGGTAAAGTTGATGCTTATGGATATGGTTATATTTGTAATCATAAAAAAATTTTAAAAGCACATAGAGTTTCATATGAAATTCATTATGCAGAACCTTTAAATGAACTACATTGTCTTCATAGATGCGATAATCGTAAATGCGTTAACCCGTCGCATTTATTTGCAGGAACTAATCTCGATAATGTAAAAGATAAAGTTTCTAAAGATAGATGTTATACTGGAAATCAAAAAGGCGAAAATAATGGAGCATCAAAACTTTCTGATAATCAAGTTAATGAAATAAGAAAGTTGTTTAATACTCAAAACTATACAACTATTAAACTTGGACAACTGTATGACGTTAATCGTTCTACAATTTCTTATATTGTAAATAATAAAACTTTTAAACATCTATTGGAGAATTGACAAAATGGCTAAGGGCTTTACTGTTAAAGCGGCAGCACCAAAACCTACATCTCAAGAGTGGGATTATGATGCTATTAAAGAAAGGATGCGAGGAAAATCAATTGTTTTTTGTTTGCCCGGTCGAGGATGTTCTTTTATCTTTTTGAAAGCATTTGTACAACTTTGTTTTGATATTGTACAGAATGGAATGAGTATTCAGATCTCTCAAGATTATTCGTCAATGGTTAATTTTGCGCGATGCAAATGTCTTGGAGCAAATGTTCTAAGGGGACCAAAACAAATTCCTTGGGACGGAAAACTTGAATATGATTATCAACTTTGGATTGACTCGGATATTGTCTTTGATTCTAACAAATTCTGGCAACTCTGTGATCTTGCTTTGAATGAAGAAGGAGAAAATCGTGAAGTAGTTGCTGGTTGGTATGCAACTGAAGATGGTCACACAACTTCTGTCGCACACTGGTTGGAAGAAGATGATTTCCGCAAGAATGGTGGAGTCATGAATCACGAAACCGTAGAGTCTATCTCAAAGCGTAAGAAACCATTTACAGTTGATTACACTGGTTTTGGTTGGGTATTGATTAAGAAAGGAGTTTTTGAAAATCTTGAGTACCCCTGGTTTGCTCCAAAGATGCAAGTTTTTGAGTCTGGGGCAGTTCAAGATATGTGTGGGGAAGATGTCTCATTCTGTCTTGATGCTATTGATAAGGGATACAAAATCTGGTGCGATCCTCGTATTAGAGTTGGTCATGAGAAAACTCGTATTATCTAATGAATAAACTTTACAATGTCCTTTACAAAGGGCGTAAAATTTATACAAATCTCACTGCAGAAGAATGTAGTGAGATTTTACAAGACTTCTCAGAATCTTTTTTCTCGGGAGAACTAATTGATCCAGAACTTATAGAATTGGAGGAAATCTAAAATGGCAATGAATAAAAAGGAATTTGAAGCTGGAGCGCCTAAGAAAACACGTCAAGGTCGTTCTGCTCGCACATTACTCAGTGCAACTTCTCGTAATGGACGTAAGAAGAAGTATAGGGGTCAGGGTAAAGGTTAAATAGTTA